CCATCAAAGTCCGAAAGCAGGCATTGTAATAAACCGCCCGAAGCAGATACTGGTCGTATCGTATGTCGGCGGCTTTTGTGTCGTCTTGCGGATTTGGTTTTGGCAGGTACTTTTCTTTTCCGGCCTTAATAGCCGATTGACCGGCGCAAGCATCCTCGACCAATTGCCATTGAGGGAGCGCGGTTTTATATGACGGGTGCTTATCCATTTTCGGGATACCTTGGTTGATATTTGCCCATTATAGCGAGGGGCGTTTACATTGCAAAAGTCATTGCCACCGGTTCATCAAATCCATTTTTAACCAAGTGAGGGCAAGCTCCCATAATGAAGCTATCAGCCTTATTTGGCGAACTGAAACCACGATCCTTAATCTTGTCCTTTGGTTCTGCCATGTCCAAGCCTCTTTTTGAGTACGCCCGGCGCGGAATGCAAAGCTCATCCTTTAGCGTGTCGAGCATTGGAACATCAGAGGAAATACTTATAAGTTCAGACGGGTCGAACTTCTCACCCTTGTTTATGGCGTTAAATGTGTTCCGCATTCTGTCAGCAACGTCCTGCCATGCCTGAGCCTTTAGGTTCTCAAACTTTTCGCCATTCTTCACGCCGTTAGAGTATTCGTGATTTTTATTCTGAACCGCGCCAGCGGCGTTAAATTTGTAGTAACCGCTTTTTACTCCGTTGTTTTTTAGGGTTGAACCCGTATGAGCACCAACGCCAATCGAATCATAAACAAGGCTCCCGCCCTCAACGCTGCCCCATGCTCTGAGAGCGGATTCCACAAGCTCATCCTCTGGGGCGCTCCACTCGGCCAGATCGACACAAATAGAGCCATCGAATACTGCAATGGCGTTTTTATCATCACCATCGTCTGCAACGTCATAGCCAACCGTTCTAGCGCCGCGCATGTCAATGTTTAAGTGCTCATGCGCATCAATGCAAGCTTCGACCCAAGATCGTTTTATGATTGATTTTTCGTCATCTGCCTTTGGCACGCCTTTGTATACGTGAAGGTATAAGTCGTGATCTTCTTCTGCCATCTCCGCGATAGACTCGGCCATTGTCGATGACAGGAAGGGATTTTCGTCATGGTTTATCAGTCTGACAATTGAATTTTTAGGGGTGTTAAGAATGAAGCGGCGATATATAAAATCAGACATAAGGCGCGGATTGAAGCTGATCCATATTTCCGAGCCTTCCTTGCGGATGGTTGGCTCCAATATAAGCCACTGCTCTTGCGTCAGGTTGTGGGCCTCCTCGATCCACAATATATCAGCGCCCTCAAAGGATTTAATCTCGTCAATGTTTCGCTCAATACCATAAAACGCGAAATCACTACCATTGGAGTGCTTTATTTCTGCCGCAAGCACGTTAAATCCATCAAGCGAGAAATTATCAATCTGTTTTGCGATCAGGGTATATACAGAGTCTTTGATTTTGTTCTGGAAACGGCGAACGCATAGAAAACGAGCCTTGCACTGACTCGCAATGCTTGCAGCCATACCTGCAAATTCCCAAGATTTTGAACTAGCCCTGCCGCCATACAAAACCCTATGACGAACTTTCCTGTAATTCTGTGGGCATGGCTCACCATCGAACCAGAAGTCTTTAAGATTAGGATTCAGGCTTGCCATACATATCTGAAAAGGACTTTGTTTTTACTTCGCCCGAAAGGTTGTTGTCCACTTTGTCGTGGTATCCATGCTTTCCGAGAGCCAGCTTTGCAATCGCTGCATTATAGTTTCCAGTGAGGGACTGATTAAACAAAACAAGCTCTTGAGCCTCCTTAATTTGGGTTAATATGTCGGAAAACTCAGGCTTTTCCGGGTCATTTCCCCATGCGTGCATAGTGTCTCTAGCGCGACCAACCACCTGAGCCAAACCAACTATTGAAGGCATTGCATGGCCGTGATCCGCATATCCTGTAATGTATTCTCTAGCCTGTTCCACAACCTCTTGCGTATAAGTTGTCGGCCTTCCACCGTATCCCATTTTCAAGCCCCGCTATCAATGAAAAGGGCGACCCTATCGCCCTTGTTGGTTTGTATTTTAGCGCGAAACAGCCGCTACTTTCCACTGCTCCCAAATCCGCCAAACCTTGATAACTCTAAGATCTCGGTTGCCTCATCCATAAAAACGGGATGGATAACAAGCTGTGCAACCCTCTCACCCTTTTTAATTTCGTAGTCGGTTTCGCCAAGATTAATCAGCTTTACGCCTATTTCCTTGCCGGAGTAATCCGAATCAATAAGCCCATTAAAACAATAAATATCATGATTCCATGCCAACCCGGAGCGGCTGCGCAGTGACACAGCCATGCTTGATGGAATATCGACAGTAACGCCAGACTTGAACTTTACAGACCCTTTTGCCGGAATCGTCACATCACTAGGTGCATAAATGTCATGCCCTGCGCTTCCGGCTGTCGCCCTAGTTGGGCGCATTGTTGTTGCTGATAGTGTTTTGATCACTTTGCTTTATCCTCCTCAATCATCTCAAGCCAGCGGTCAAGCGTGTCTTTGACCTCGTTAATATCCTGCACCAAGTCTTTCACTGACCGGCCAGCGCGCAACAGCTTTTTGATGGCGTGTGCTTGAGCGTGGTTCGTAATAGCGTATTCGTTCAGGATTCGATAAGGGTCAATTTTGACCCCCTTGTATTCGTAACGGTAGTGTGCGCCGGAGTCAGTCATTATCATTATCCGCAAAACCCCGAACTACACCCGAACAAGTCTTCTTGGTCTGGCGAGTAGCTGCCTCCGCCCTGATCGGCTCTATGTTTTACTTGGGCAAAACCTTCTGCCCCTGACACTTTTTCCGGCCTGAACATATATTTAGGCTTTCCTGACACTTTGCCAACGCCCATTTCGTTCTCAAGGTTAATGACCTTGATGACGTCCGTATCGTGTATATGCTGCAAATCCCTGATGCTGGCGTTAATACATGGCGAACACTCCATTGATCTGTGTGGCAAAACTTCAAAGCCTGCGCGATTTAATAGCGCGTCACGCTCTGAAACGGACATTTCAGCCAAGGGACTGACAAGCTTGCGTCCACCGTGGTTTGGAGAATCCTCCTTGACTAAGGGCCAGTTTTTTCTGGCTTGGGACTCAATCCGCATTACTCCAGTGTAACAAACCGATTTTTTTTCGGGGTCGAAATCGTCCAGCCATTCCATAGCGGGTTTGATTTTTAGCTCGTAGCTGCAAAATCCCATGCCATTTGCAGGAAAGGCCTGTTTCCTTTTAACCAAATTTTTAAAGCCCTCTGACGGAATAACCACAAACTTTCCGCCGTTTGACTCAACCCAAACCGAAACCCTATCAACCCTCTCTGGCCAATCTGGGGATGCCCACTGGGTATCCGAGTAGGCGACAACAACGTCTGTCAAATTGTTTTCAAAGGCCCATTGGATTAGCGCGACTGAATCATTGCCGCAGCTACTAAAAATAACATTACTCATTGCCACCCCCACAAGCCGGACAGTCACAACGATGCGCCTTGGGGTTCCAGCAGCCTTTTTGAAGGCGAATGAGTTTTGACAGGGTTCGGCTGTCGCCCTGACGTTTAGCGGCTGCAATGGCCAGCTTGATGGTTTTTGGGTTTGCTTTCATTTTTTCACCTCCGCCTCAATCAGGCTAAAAATTATTGATTTATCCTGATCTGAAAACTCAAGGAATTTATCAACAAAACTGCCAATGGCAGAAAATCTTGGGTCGGGGATTTTTGATAGAAAGTCTGATTTTGCATTCACAGCTTCATCAAAGGTTTTGAAACGGCCAACTCTTTCGCCGTGGATTTTGACCTCCCATCGTGAGCGGCTTTTGTCCCAGTAAACGCCTTTTACTTTTTGGTTTTCAATCGGAATGATTTTAGTCATAACCATTGCTCCTATGGTTGCGCTCATTGAAGTGTTGCACTCAGGCTGATGAGCGATCAGCTTTTCGGGTTGCATTCCCTAGAGTGCAAAAACATAGTACCACAAAACAACAAACTGTAAACAAATCATATAAAAATATTGCTTGGGGCTTTACGGGGTTTTGCGGGGCTTGTTCGGGGCAAAATTTGCCCCACGCTAAGTTACTGAAATATAAAGATAAATAATAAAATATATATAATAGGGGGATATGGGGAGGGGGGGTATATATTATTTTTTATTTATTATTAATTGTATATTTATTAACCAGCATTTGATTAATTTTATATAAATACGCATATACACGGGGTACCCCTCCCCATTGCCCCAAAATCACATAAAAAAGCCCGAAGCACGCATGGCACTAAGGCTGAGGCGGTTTTTATTTTTGCCCCTAGGCAGCCCCATAAAAAATAAAACCGCCCCAAAGCCCCAAAACTATCCGCAAATCCCAATATATACCTTTACTATACGTCATATGTATAGCTACAATACGCAGGTCTTTTGGAAAGGGGTTTTTCATGGAAACAAGAACGCAGGACGGTGAACATAATGGCTGGCCTTGGTCGGTATCTGTAACCAAATCAGAGTTTGGAACCTATACCGCCACCGCCAAAATTAGCTGCCAGATGCACAATGTAACCTTGAATTTCCCTGACAACAGCAGCGGCAAAAAAGGCATTCCATCACTCCCGTGCTGGTCTGGCTCTTACCTGACAGAAAACCCTTTTCGCTGGATTGTTGGATTCATCGAGGGGTTTATTGACGGCAGAAATGACCTTGTTATGCGACTGCTTTCAGAAGGCAAAAAAGACGAACTAAACAAAATAATCAACGAAGGTGACAATACTGTGAAACCACAAATGACAAACGCAACTGACGAACAACTGGAAGAAATGAAAGCGGAAATCAACCGCCTGCTTGATACCTTTGGCGCTTCTGGGATTGCTCATATCCTGAAGGTGTCAGGCGAACCGGTGGCCGACATCACCATCTATAAATGGCGCGAGCGTGGCCGCATTTCCGCAACAATGGCCCATAAGCTTTGCC